GACTTATGCCATCGGCATGCGTCCAGATTGGGTGAACCGGGCAGGACTGAACAATCCTGGATCAGTTCTGTGGAATCTCACGCGTTTCAGCTTCATTGTCGACTATGTTGTACAGGTCGGCAACTGGCTGGACTCGCTTGTGCTTCCAGACAACGTTGAATTTCTTGAAGGCTCTGAGAGCCTTATCCAACGCACTGTCAACAATCAAGGAGGTAACGCGTTCCCACACGCGACTGCTAACTATACGTTAGTAGCCGCGCAGACCGAACCCGTTTCGTACCGGTTTGATTACGGTAGATTTAAACGAAACGTGCTTTCCGACATTGGCGTACCGCCACCGTCGTTTCCGCAGGTGAAGAACGCTCTAAACCTCACAAAGGTCGCGAATGTTCTCGCCATTATCGCAAACACGCTGAAGTAGCCGTATTTACGGTATCAGCTAACTCGGGCCTCCGGGCCGAAGGATGTAGAAAATGTCTAACATGACCCTTAATACAAAGGTCTATGCAGGGACGACCGCCGTCATTAACGGTGTGTCGCATTGGGTTGAGCGGTCGGCAGGTATTGCCGCGCTGTTCTCTCGCGTACGTGCGTCCTTGCGCGTCGCGGACCTGATCCGTATCAAAACGGATCTGGAACTCCCTTACCCTCAGCCTGAGGGTGCCCCTGTGTGCTGCGGCCCTGACGAACAACGCCTTGCGACGTTTGTCGGGACTATCCGCATGCATCCGAGTCTCACCGCCGCGGAGCGGACGGACTTTAGGACCCGAATCAAGGACTTGTTCAGTTCCGCGCAGATCATCGCGCTGCTCGACGACCTTGACCAGCAAGTTTAAGCTGGTTTATTCTGGTTCCTCCTGACTTTTTCATTCTGAAAAGGATATTAAACTATGCGCTTTCAGCGTTCAGACAAGTTCGCTAACCGCTGCACCACCCTGGCCCGCGAACCCTTTGGGTTCGACGAGCATATCCAAGAAGCTGAACTCGACTACCTTAGGCTTATGGCCTTCGGCACCGACAATCCATCGTCGGCAACGTCGTTCGACCCCGTGTGCTATCTAGCATCCGAGGTGTTCAGTAAATGGACTGAAAACAAACTCCCGACGGCTGTAGGCGATGCCTATGACCGTTTCACACAACGGGAGCTCGTGAACGCTGAGGTGAACGCCCGTCTCCGCAATGTGCAATACACCGCACTAATTGGGGACGCGTGTCGCCTCGTCGAGCGTGTGCTGAAAGGCATCACGGTCGATTCGGTTATCCGAAGTGCCGCGTTCAGTGGTGGGGCATCTGCCATGGTGACTCGAAACACAAGCACTAGGTCAGATAAGTGGAACCCGACGAACAGTCGAGGTTATCCACAGTTTGGAACTTGTGGCATATGGTCGTACTACGACGCACTCCATCGCGGGTGTGCCGTAGGTCTGCACTCTGGACAATTTACAATCGTTCCAGGTGACACGATCACCACGGTGAATAAGAACTGGAAAGTCGATAGGATCATCAACCCCCAGCCAGCTTTGAACCTCTTCTTCCAGAAGGGGCTCGGCCGGGAGATCCGCCGCGGCTTACGCCGGTTCGGTCTTCTGCACCCTAACGCCCAGCAACAACAGCGGCGTCGGGCGCAGCAGGCGAGTTTTGACGGGCGCCACGCAACGTTAGATCTGCGTGACGCGTCCATGTCCGTAACAAAGGGCATGGTGGACGCTCTGATAGAGGGTCCAGTCTGGAAGATGATTTACGACTTCCGCTCGCCTGGCACGTGGCTTAACTGCCGAACATCCGAAGGTAAGTTCAACAAAGAAGGCCCTTGGGGCCTGGCCCCGTACGAGATGATATCAACTATGGGGAATGGATTTACTTTTGAGCTCGAAACACTCCTATTTTGGGCTATAGCAGCAGCTGCATGCAAGCAACTAGGGCTTCACTGGTCTACCGTCACAGTGTACGGCGACGACGTCATCATTCCTACCGAGGCTGTAAGCCTCGTGACGGAAGCGTTCGACACCTTCGGTCTCGAACTAAATAAGACTAAGTCGTTTTACCATCCGCACCCCGGCTTCCGTGAATCATGCGGGGGCCACTATTGGCGTGGATATGACGTTACTCCCTTCTACCTGAAAAGAGCTCCGGATAACATCGCCGATGTTATCTTGCTGCACAATAAAGTGCAACGATGGGTCACGAATTACTCCGTGTACCCGTGGGGGCGAACCCAGATCTCATTCGAAGAACTTACTCGTTTTTGCCGTCGTGAGACGCCAAAAAGGTTCTTCGGCCCTGCACCCATCGCTGGGTGCCTTTGGGCGAGCTGGGACAAGTGTGTGCCTCGTTACGACAGAGACACGCAATCCTACGCTATCAGCGTAGTTGTTAAAGGTAGCAACACGAAGACTGCAGAATCTCAGACAGGCGCGTATCTCAGCGCCCTTTGGGACATGCAGACGGCTAGGGACCCATCCTATTGGTCGCTCGACGGCCTAAGGGCTGCCGGCGAGCACGGTGGGCTCGGGTTCTTAGTTAAGAGTGGGATTCATCAGTTCATCGATGGTCTTACCTCTTCGACGTCCGACGAGGACGAGTTGTGGGAGTCTGATCCACATAGGTCCGATAAATATCGGGCCGTTAAGCTTTATGTGGATAGGACCGCGTGGGATATGCCAGACCTCGTGTCGGCCATGCCGTAAGGTCTAATTGGGCCCTCCCTGTTGGGGCCGGACGCCGCCATTACATCGGCC